TTTGTAGTAAATCATGGAGGTAGCTTAACAGAAATATATGGAGGTAACTGTAATGGAGCTACTAGTTATCAAGTAGCTGTGTCTTACGATAAAACTACTGCTAATTTACGACTCTACGTAGCTAATGCACTAGTTAAATCAGTATCATATAATCCTTCCGTAACTCCTTTCTCTGTAGCACCTCTAGTTATAGGTGCTAATGCTGCTGTAGCTGGGGGATCTGTTTCTAGTCAAGAACGCTATAAAGGTAAAATTGATTACATAAGAATGGCTGACGGCGCAAGATACAGAGAAGCAACTCATAATGTTCTTACTACTACTGCGACTGTAATTGGTGGGTCTCCTTTAGGGGCTATAGATAGTGCTGATACTTTATCTATACGAGTATTTGACTCAGATGTTTCTGTAGCTGATAGATTTAATTCTATGGCAGATAGAAAACCTGATGGAGGTTTTACGACTACTAAAAAGTTTGCTACTTCTACATTCACATCAGAGGCTGGGTATGAAAAAAGACGATTAAAATCAAGAAGACCTCTTCGTTCTTATGACTTAAAGTATACTAATGTCTCAGGAGTAGAAAGAACTGCTATTGAAAATTTTTATAATGCTAGAAGTGGAGATTTTGAATCTTTTAGTTTTGACTTGTCACATTTAAATGAAAGTGGTACAATTAGTGCAAGATTTGATGGAGATCTTAGTATAACACAAGTTCTTTCATCTGGTCTTTCATTAACTGAAAATATTTATTCAGTTGGTTTTAAACTGAAAGAGACCTATGACTAATGACAGCTAGAAATTATGATGTAATACTAACTGTTGCAGATTCTTCTGCTTTTATTCCTGGTAATGCTATTGTAGGTAGTACTAGTGCTACTGTTGGTTTTATTGCAAATGTTACTCAAGCAACTAAACAAGTAAAAGTTAAACTAAATAATGTGCTACAAGAGTTTCATACTAGTGAGACTATTACTTCTAAATCGGCTGTTATAAGTGGTACTGCAAATGGTGTACTAAATACTCTTACAGTGCCTTTTCAATCAAATGTATTTGCTAGTGAAACTACCACTGCTACTACCACTATAGCATCACAAGCTCCTAGCCCTTTTATAGCAGAGAAAAATGCATTTATTCAGAATCCTATAGTAAGACTATATGAAATATACTATCCTGGAGAGTGGTTCCCCCCAACTCCAGAGGGTAATCCTACTGGTGATGGAGAAGGTAGAGCATGGCCTGTTAATTTTCCTTTAAAATTTGCAGATGTAGCAGGTGACTTAATATCTGATCTACATTACAATGTAACATATGATGGAGATTCCTATATACCCTTTCCTGTAGATGTTTCTAGTCTTAGTCAAGGTACAGATGGTAAAATTAATGAACTTACATTAACTGTTTTTAATGTAGATAATCTTATTTCTGCATTAGTAGAAGATCCTTTTATTGTTGGTAATAATACAACATGGGCATGCGTAGCTAATATTAATGGTGTACCTTGTCATGGTATAGATCCTAGAACTATTAATTTTACTCCTGCACAAGTAGGAAATGCTGGAGAACAAGCTTTTGATACTCTAACTAGGGCGAGAGCTAATGGTTTTATTTATGATGACTCTATTGTAGGATATTATGGGCAGTCTAACGCTTCTTGGAATTATGAACAGACTGTAACTGCTACTGATTCAAGCGGTGATGCTGGCGAATGGCGTGAACTTAAAAATGACTCTAGAGATTTACAAGGTGCTGTGGTAAATATTAAAACTACTTTTGCTAATTTCTTGGATGTTTGGCCTGAGCATAGTGCAGCTAAATATATTACAGGTAATGTTATTGAAGTATATAATGCTATGCCTTATAGAGTAGGAGATAGTGTAAAATCTATAAAAGGCTCAACTTCTGGTACTATTGAAACAATAGAAGAAAATAGATTTTTATTTCTATCTAATCCTTTAGAAGCTAATACTGCTGTGGGCGATCCTATTTATGTAATTAACTCTGACGTAGATACTGAATCATATATCGAAGATAGATTTAAAATAGATCAATTAGAGTCTTTAGGAGATGATACTGCAAGATTTGGATTAGTTACGTGGTTACAATATTTTAAACAAGTAACTCCTAGACGTAAGTATTATAAAAATACCTGTCAATGGCAGTATAAAGGTGAAGAGTGTCAGTATCCCGGTCCTGCTGGTGGTACAATACCTGGAACTTCTCTTACAGCTAATACTAATCCTATAGGAGTAGATAATACAACTGCTTCGGGTCCAGAGGGTGATATATGTGGTAAAAATATCTTAGCCTGCACTCTTCGAAACAACTCTATACACTTTGGAGGTTTCCCTGCAACAGGACGAACAATTCCCAAGCAATAATGTAACAGGTTGTATACTTCCTTGGATGCATATTTTTGGTAGCTTAAGCGGTAATTTTTATATATGCTGTCATGCCGAGTATGCGCCTGGAACAAGAGTAATGGGTACTTATAAGCAGTCTTTAGGTGAGATTTGGAATAGTGAAGACTATAAACAAGCTCGTATAAATTTTTTAAAAAATAAAATACCTACTGAATGTGTACATGCTTGTTACGATAAAGAAAAACAAGGTAGTGGAAGTAATAGAATCACTGCTAATGATCGTTTTAATAAGTATGCTTATTTACAGGACGAAACTAATAGTGATGGCAGCCTAGACATAACTCCTGCATATCTAGATATTAGATTTGGTAATTTGTGTAATTTTAAATGCAGAATGTGTGGACCTTATGCCTCTACTAGTTGGTACAAAGATAGTGACGATCCTAAATGGTCTAAGACTATAGACTATTTTACTGATAATGAAGATTTTTGGAAAGATGTACCACAGTATATACCTAATCTAGAAGAGATATATTTTGCAGGAGGTGAACCTTTTGTACAAGAGGGTCATTACAAAATGCTTACTCTACTCATTGAGTCAGGATATGCTAAAAATATACATGTTAGTTATAATACAAATTTAAGTTATTCTAAATTTAAAAAATATGATCTTACCGAGTTATGGTCTAATTTTAAAAAAGTATCTATCTGGCCTAGTATTGAAGGATATGGAAGCCGAGTAGAGTATGCTAGGAAAGGATTATCCTGGCCTAAATTCGAAAAACATGCTATTATGTTTAAAGAACATATACAAACAGTTAGTTGTGTTATAAATATATATAGTATAACTTCTATGCCTGATCTTATTATATGGTGTAAACGCAATGGTTTTGATTTTTATGGGTCAACTCAGATAGAACCTTCTTATCAAAAGGTTACTTGCTTACCTAAAGAATCAAAACAACAAGTACTTACCATATATAAAAAATTTATAAAAGAGTATAGACCAATTTTAACATCGCATGATTTAGAACAAATAAAAAATTGGCTAAGTTATATGACTAGTGCAGATGAGAGTAGTCAACTATTAGCTTTTAAGCAGGAAACTGAAAGAGTAGATAAACTACGTAATGAATCATTTGCTGAAACCTTTCCGGAGTTTGCTTCATGGTACGAAACTATATAAGTCTACCACATTCATATGATAGTGTAAATTGTATAACACTAATTAAAAGTTTTTATCACAATGAGTTAAACTTACAATTTTCTTTGCCTGATTACCCCCTATCTAAGCATTGGATTAAAGAATTTACTACAACTAGTATAGATAATTGGGCAGCTCAATGTGCTAAAAAAGTAAGTTTGACAAACGCTAAAGATTATGATGTAATAGCATTTAAGTCAGAAAAAACAAATTTAGTAATACATTTTGGAATGTACTTAATGCCATCCAAAATGCTACACATCGAAGAAGGGGGAATTTCGCGTGTAGAGACTCTATCAGACTATTGGGTAGAGAACATACATTCGATTTATAGACATGACAACTTGGTATAATAAATACAAAGATTTTCCATACTTACATTTAGGTAATAATGCTGAGACAGGGATTGATTGTTTTAATCTCTGTAAATTAGTGTATCTAAATGAATTAAATATAGATATACCGTATACTAGTGATCACTTTTGTAAGATTATTGATGAAGATTGGTATAGTAAGACTCATGAACGATATTTTGAAAAAGGCGGCGCTGATACTGATACCTACGGTTGGAGAAAGATTAGAGGAGAACCTAAACTTTATGATCTTATAACTATGAGTTTAGGAGCTACTAACGTAACAAATCATTGTGCTCTATATGTTGATAGAAATAGGATTCTACAAACAATGATTGACCATACTAGTTGGGTAGCTCCATATGGAAATTATTATAAACAGTATACTACGGGGGTGTATAGATGGAAAGATTTATAAAGCTAAAAGAAGATATGAATGCACACTGTATGCTGGATTATCCTAGAGAGTGTGTTGGTATTGTTACTAAAGATTTTAGTTATATCCCTTGCACAAATATATCTCCTGCCCCTAAAGATAGTTTTATATTAGATCCTGCAGACTTAGTTAGGCATGATGAAAATATATGGGGTATTTTTCACTCCCATCCTGGCGATGAAAACCCTATTCCTAGTAAAGAAGATAAAGTTAGTGCTGCTTTTCAGGAATATAGATTCTTAGTAGGCTTTGATAATAAGTTTTATATATACTGGTTAGACCACAATGTAGACGCACTCATTTTTGATGAGTTTAAGGAAGAACATCTTGTTAATTAATCTTAAAATACATTCAGCATATAACAAACTCTTTGATGAAAAAGTATATTCTTTTGATGCTAATATAGCTTCAGATGTTTTATCCTATCTTAAAGGTGTACATCCTAAGTTTGCTAAGTACATGATAGAAGTAAGTTCTAATGAAGCAAATGAATTTCTTTGCTTGATAAAGATTTAAACCAAATTACTGCTGACATGTTATTAATTAAACATTTTAAAGATGGTGAGACAGTACATTTAGTTCCTACTATTTCAGGAGCAGGCGGTAAAGCTAGTAAGATGTTTGCTGTATTTGCTATTGTGGCTTTTGGTATGGCTACTGGTGGTGCTGGATTTGCAGCACTTGGGGCAGCAGGAGGAGCCGGAGCGGGTGCAGGAGCAGGAGCAGCAGCTGGCGGCGGCGGATTTTTTAGTACTCTATTAGGTGGCGGTGGCGGTGCTATGGGTTGGTTAGGAAGAATAGGTTTAAATATTGGTATGTCTATTATTGGTAGAATGTTTCAAAAATCTCCTGCCGCAAAACAACAACAAAAAACAACTGAATCTAGCGTTAGAGATAATGGTATGTTTGGTAGTTTAACTAATAGTTCTTCTAGCGGTACTCCTATAGCGTTAATATATGGAGAACACAGAGTAAGTGGTCAATTTTTAAGTGGATATATAAGTTCTATTTCTCATGGTAGTGGCGATCCAATTAGTGTGGGGGGTCAGTTTGATGGCGTATAAACATTTTGTAGATTATGGTGGTAGTTTTGTGCCACAAATTAAAGGTGCAAAAGGCGGCGGTAAAGGTGGTTCACAAAGCGAGCCTCATACTCCAGTAGAACATCCTCAAAGTCTATTTTCTACTGATATTCTTTTTGTAGTAGTAGGTTTAGGAGAAGGGCCGGTATATAGAATAAATCCTAATGGCCCTCAAGATATTGAGTTAGGCGATGGTTCTATTGATGATCTAGTAAATTTAGATGGTGACGGTCTTGAGAATCAACAGAAATTTAAAACCTTATCTACCACAGGTACTACTGTACAAAATAGATTAGATGTATTTGGAGAAACTACCACTACTCCTCAAAACTTTGCATCTCCTGTTAGTTTAAAAAGCGGTAGTTCAGGTATACCTGCATCTGGAGTTACCCTACAAGAAACATCTTCTAAAGACTGGGATGCGTTAGATTTTCTGTTTCAGATAGGATCTTTACAAAAAATTACTGACAAAGGTGATATATTAAGTCACAGTTTATCTGTAGCTATTGATATATTTGATCATACAGGTTCTACTATAATTACTACTGCATCTCGTAGTGTAGGAGGAAAAACAACTGTTGCTTATAAATTTACTATAAAAGTTCAAATACCAGAAGCTAGTAAGAATACCAATGGTTATAGATTTTCAGTAAGAAAAACCTCATCTGACTCTACTAGTTCAGGTGTGACTGATGATGTAAAATTACTTGCATGGAATGAGATTGAAAACTCTCCTCAAGCTTATCCTAGAACTGCTCATATTGGATTTGCATTAAAAGCTACTGATGAACATAATGGTATTCCTACTTTTACTAGCTTAGTAAAAGGACTAGTACATAAAGTTCCTTCAAACTATAATCAACCTACTTTAGCTAGTGGAGAGATAGATTGGAGAATGATAGAATGCCCTACTACAGGTGCTAATAGTCCTGCAACTGCTGGTTATTTTTTACAACAATCTGGTGCTGTTGTTCAAACTAGTGCTACTATCAATATTTATAGAGGAACTTGGGATGGTACTTTTGTATATTCTTGGTCTCAGAATCCTGTATGGATTATATTTGATATATTAACTAATAAAACTTATGGTCTAGGTATACCTGATACTACTATTGATAAGTATAGATTTTATCAAATAGCACAGTTCTGTGATGCCTGTGATTATGCTACTGGTAATTTTGTTGGGGTAGACGGTATAGCTGATGGTACTTTTAGAAGTAAACCTAGAAATACTTTTACAAGTACAAGAGAGAATCAATTAGGTATAACGCAGGGTACAAAGATTAGAGAAAGAAGATTTACGCTAAATACTGTCATTGCTGATCAAAAAGCTGCTTTTGATACTCTTAATGCTCTAGCTTCTAGTTTTAGAGGGGCTATAATTTATGCACATGGTCAAATTACTTTAGCTTGTGACTTACCTGATGAAACCCCTGTTATGGTATTTAATGAAACAAATATAGAAGATGGCAGTTTCATTATTTCAGGGAATAAAGAAAGTGAAGTGCTAACAGGAGTTGATGTTAGTTATATTGATCCTGGTAATCACTATAAACGTGAAACTGTACGTATAGATCAATTAGGTAGTAATGATGGTATCAGTAAAACTGAGATAGAAAATATAGAATCATTAGACATACCAGGTATTACTAGGCGTGGACAAGCACTTAGGTATGCACAGTATCAAATAGCTTCTTCTAGATACTTACGTAGAACTACTACTTTTAATACTAGTACGGATGCTTTACAGTTAGTACCAGGAGATGTTATTGCTGTATCACAGCAGTCAAGTGGTGTAGCATATGGTTATGGTGGCAAAATTAGAGCAGACTCTCCTGTTCAATCAAGTAACACTAATGTATTTATTGAACATTTTACTGTACCTTCTTTGGGTGCTGTAAACTTTAATTCTAATACTGGACCTTTAGTACTTAGAGTTGTAAAATTAGCTTCAGATAGAATAGATACTTATATACTATCTAATACTAAATTTGCATTATCTACTACAGATGCTGTAACTAGTGGTGTTGATCAAGGTATATTAAATCCTATAAAAAGATATAATCCAATTACTAGAGTCTGGGATGCATATACTGCATTTACTTCTAATTCAGCTCCTTCAAAAGGTGATTTATGGACTTTTGGTGAGATAGAAGCAGAAGGCGATATTTATCGTGCAAAGAGTGATAAACTATTTAAAGTAACAAATTTAGATAGGGAATTACAAGATAATAAAATTAAAATTTCTGCTACTGAGTATATTTCTAATGTGTATGTAGATTCTGATAAGTTTATTGATTATAAACCTACTGCTTATACGGATATACAGTCTTCTTTATCTGTGCCTCCTGTACCTAATTTTAGTTTTGCTAAGAGTGCTAGAAGAACTCTAGATGGATCAGTAGTTGTTGATGGGGTGCTAAAAACTTCAACAGATCAAGATGGTTTTGGTCTTACTTATATTACTGAGTATGAGATGTCTAAACCTTTGGGAGAATCTTTAGTAGCTAACGCAAATCTTTCAGGAATAAGCGGGCAAGTAGTACATATTGAGCAAGCTAACGTATTTGTAGGAGATATAAATCCTGTAACTTTAGCAGGTAAAAGTGGATTCAGTAGTCCAGTAGGTGAGGCTAGGTTACTATGTACTGCTGTTAATGTTGTAGATACTGCTGGAGGTACTTCAGATGGTAATATAGAATTTACTTTAGAAGGCTTTGGACAAGTATTTGATGAAAACTTTCAATGTAGTATATTAGATGCTAATGATGCCGCTGTTTTCGGAGCATTAAAAGGTACAGACCATATTACTATTCCCATAAACGAAAAATCTCAACAACAAGGATTATTAAACTTTGTTGGATTTGCAGGGACTATAACAGATCTTAGTCAACCGATTACCGGGTTTACTCTTGCTACGGATAAAATAAAAATAGAAAATAAAAGAACTGAGGATGTAACTTTAGTTAATAAAATACCTTCAGCTCCTTTTTATGTAACTCTAAACCAACTTGTAGATTCTAGGCATTATTCTAATAATAGTTTTTACGTAAGAGGATCAGAGCATACTTATATAAAAAGTGGTGAAATAAATGGTAATGATACTACTATTATTGAATTACCTGTGAGTCCTAGAGATGCAGCTTTTGTTAGGCTTTTTGTAGACGGAACTGAGAGAACTTCTGGGCAGTTTGTACTTAATAAAAATGATACAGTTGCTTTAAATAATGCAAATATAGTATATACAAGTACTGCTACTGAGACATCTTTTAGAGCAGAAGTAGATTATTACAGTGTACCTATTTTTGAAATAGGAGATAATGTACAAGTTTCTCATGCCAATGTA